GCCGGCGTCGCCACGCATAACTGCCTCATATTCAAAGCTGCCAAACAATCCCTCCCACGCAGCCGCAAAGCTGCTGCCTGCGGCAATCTTGTCGGCAATGAACTTGTCGGTCATCACTGGCCGCAACTGTCCTATGATTGTTTCTGGGCCCATGTTGAGGGCTTGAATAGCACTGGGATAGAGCGAGTTGATATCGATTGCCCCGATGTCTTTATGGACGCCGATTTTGGGATAAGCAACATAGGCACCTGCTGCCTGAGTATCTTCTTCTGAGTCTCGACCTTTTCTATTAGGTACGACCAATCCTTGACTGTGTGCTTCATTGATAATTGCCTGCTCCGTGGTTGCAACTGCACCCATTGTGGTCTGTAACAACACCGTGTTGTCGTGAGCAATGGTGTTGGCTAAATCTAGAAAGCGGAGTTTCTTATCCATCTTTGCCAACAAGTGAGTATCCTGTCTGTTATATTTCAAAAACTTGTCAAAGTCTTTGTTATACAACTGATCAAGAGTGCCTTCATAAGCAGTCTTGCGTTCATCTAATTCGTATTCGCCAATGGCATCTAGGCTATAGCTATGGCGTTCTTCATAGGTATACTTGCGGTACAATTGCATATAGTCCATATGCACTCGACCAATTAAGTCAAAGGTGCCTTTGGTTGCACCAAAGCGTTCATACTCGCGCGGCTTGGGATGTTGGCCCCATAAGCACAATCGTCGTGTGTCATCTTTACTCAGCACACGAGTAATACGACCCACAGTGTAGGGAATGTCGTAGCCTTCGCTGTTCCAGCCACTTAAAATGTCTGCGTCATCAATCAAGTTTAGGAAGGTATCCAGCAGGTCTTCTTCTCGTTCGAAAATAAAACAGTCGCTGTATCGTGCTGCAATTTCTTCCGCAGTTTCCCAACTCATTGATTTAGGAGGAATTGCCAAAGTAACCATCTTTTCCAACCAACTCATATAAACAGAGATCGCAGTGATCTTGTTGAATGGATCTTCCACCGGACTAAATCCACGCAGGGGATCAAAGTCTACTTCAATGTCGAAAAATGCAATGTTAAGTTTGGGTGGTTCGGCACCCAGATAGTTTTCTTCAAGACAACGGAATACTGGCTTGAAATCACTTTCCCATAGGCGAGTGTCGCCATGCATTCTAATTTCTTTTTGAAACTCTTTACCGTTACGAGTAGTAAATCGAGTTACCGGAGTTCCGTAAATAGTTCTATGTTTGCCCTTGGGGTCGTCATAATAAAATACATAGTTGGGCGGATTTTCTCTGTATACTCGTTCGCCGTCGACTCGTTCAACTACATGGATGCGATCTTTGGATCGATCGAACAGTGCGTCTACATAACTCATTAATTAATTAACATTCTGGCAAGGCCAACAGAGTCGATAGTGGTCAACAGTATATAATTAGCGAGCATTCCGAACGATTTACGAGTGTTAGCAGCCCAGGCGTACATGCTACAACCGAGAATCCACACAGGATACAGAGTAATAAGTGGAGGAGTGGGTACCGTAAGTGCCATTGTGATACTGCACCCGATACTAATGCCCCAAGCAAATAACTCGACAACAAAGCGAAAAGGATGAGTGCGATAATCATCTCGAATCCAATCGATTATCCCTGACAGGACATTGTTCAAAGTGTTTTACCGACTGTTTCAAGAATAGTGTTCAGCTCGTCGTGATCACGATTTGTTTCGCCAAGTTTGGCTTTGTACGCAATTTTAACAGCTTTTTTCAGTGTGCCTGGTTTGATTTCCAGTTCTTCTGCAATTGCTTTGATTGTTTCGTTCAGTCCCACTGTGAGATCTTCGATCTCTTGCAGTACACCCATGCCCTCGTTGACGAGTTGGGTAAGTTTAATTTTGGCTTCACCGTTAAATGTGCGGTCGTAATCTGACATAGTGTTCTCCTAAAAAGTTATTATATAGTGTTTTGTTGGCAAAGTCAATCACTGAATTCTGCCAGAAGCATGTGTGGGTTTAGCCACGCAACCGGTGGGTAATTTGATTCATCAAATCGAATCCCAAAATGTGGCCATTCGAAATGCAGTCTACTCATGGTCAATAAATTTATATCTCTCGCTTCCTTCATCTCGGATTCGTCAATACCGGGTGCTGTGATGATTTCTTTTATGTAAGGTTTCCAAAAAGCAGGAATATCTTCCAAGCACCATTTATAGTCTGTACCTTGACCATCAGCAGCATACAAATTTTCGACCAGTGGGTTAATATTTACACAATTGGGATCGTGCTCATCGAATCCGTATTTTATTGTGATGCTTTGTTCAAAGAATCCGGGAGGAATTTCCAAAGGAGGTGCATAATCAGCTCCGATTCCAACATGAGCATAACCATCAAAATGTCTAAATTGTTCTTTAGTTGGCACAACCAGTAAATTTTCTGGCAGAGTAATTGCATTCCAGTGTTCTGTTCTAAAAACAAACATATCGGGATTTTTTACTTGATCTATGTACCAATCGAAAAATTCTTTCTTCATTATACGGATGGCGTCGTTATTTCCTGTGGGATATCTAACCCAAGGACAAATGTCAAAGTGGGTGCCGGTGAAATGATGCGCGGCACGAATACTTTCGGGCCAATGGCTGGTCATAAAAGAGCTATTAATAGATTTTGACAGATTTATATCGTGTAGGCATTTAGTTAACACACTTAGATCACTGTCCATAAAAATATGATCTTCGTTGCCTGCAGGAAATATTAAAGCATCATTGATCTCATTGAATACAGCCTGCATTTCCCGCCACTGCGTAATAGTATTGCATCGATACCAATTAATAATTAATTTATCTTCTGGAAAGATTTTGCGTAGCCAAGCCTCCATTTCTGCTTGTTGATGTGCGTGACCATCAGCCATTTCTAAATTAAAAACAATTTTGCTAATCAAAGGTAATAAGGGAACAAAACTTGCAAAGCTATAACGAGCAATGTCAAATCTGTTATCATCTCGCAAATGATAGCGTGGCTGTGGATTGGGGCGAATATCGCTTATTTTACAATTAAACCAAACAATCATAATAAATTCTCGTAGTATAAATCTAAGCAGGCATGTATTGCCTGCTCTACTTCTTTGGCCACATCACAGTGTGAGTTTATCTTGTCTTCCAGCGTATGGTATTCTTGCTCAGTGAAACAATAGTGACCAGCCACTGCAATCTTAACAGAGTCGTCACCGTCAATGATCCACTTGCGCCATTTTCCGCTGTCCAACACACGCTGTTTAAAATAGCCAGTGTCTACATCATACTGATCAGCCAACGCTAATACAGTTTTAGTTTGTATAACTCCCAACTGTGGCGCAATATTGCAAGCATGAACTCCTGCTTGTTTACGCAGTGCAATCTGTGTGGCAGTCAAATAGTCTGCATTGTGTTCTTTTAACTTAATGCCAGCCGACTCGGCAAACTTGGCTAATTTTTTAACCATGGGCACATCAAAACTGCCCACTTGCCGGTCTTCCATGACCAAGCTGCCTGTTTGTGCTACCACAAATTGCATATTAGGAAATTGACTGGCAAATCTAACATCGTCTTGATACTTCTTTACACCAGCAGCAACTCCAACATTTTCTTCAGTGCCGAATTCAAATTTAATATTGGGATTTAAGTTCAAGCTAAAATTAAACAGTTCATCTGCAACTTGGTACGGATTGTCGCAGCGACTGGTATCTATATGTATGAGGTCAAATCCGTTTTCAATGTCTGCGGAAATTGTGCGCTTGGTGGCTTCAACTGCTGCTCGTATGCCAAGACTTTTTTCGACATCTAGAAAATATGGGCCACAATGGTCTCTGCACAGCATTAGGTAGTCGCTGCGCAAAGGATATACCTGCTCTGCAAATTGTTTGGTTCGCATTACATAACCACTGTCAGCATCAATTTGATTACGGCTGGCAATAAACATCACTGGCCGTTGTCGGTCTTTGGCGTATCGTGCCAAAACATCGTTGACCGTTGAGCTCATTGGCCCAAAACCTAG